GATGAGAGCGGTAAGTGGGAAAGACCTGATAACATATTAAACAACTGGCGAGTTACTAAAACCTGTCTAAGGTTAGGTAGTAGAGTCGTTGGTAAGTGCATGATGGGTTCAACTAGTAATGCGCTTGATAAAGGTGGGGATAACTTTAAAAAATTATACAATGATTCTGACGTATCAAGACGAAATGCTAATGGACAAACGAAGTCTGGGCTTTATTCTCTCTTTATCCCAATGGAATGGAACTATGAAGGATTTATTGACGAATACGGACTTCCAGTCTTTGATAATCCATGTGATGCAGAACGACTGGGACCAGACGGTGAACTGATAGATGTAGGTGTAATAACAAGCTGGGAAAATGAAGCTGATGGTTTAAGAGATGATCAAGACGCTTTGAACGAATTTTATCGTCAATTTCCTAGAACAGAAGAGCACGCGTTTAGAGATGAGACTAAAAACAGTATATTCAATTTAATTAAAATATACGAGCAAATAGATTATAACGAAGGCAGTATTCATAATGCGCCTTTTACTGTTGGTAGTTTTTCTTGGGAAAATGGGATTAAAGATACGAGAGTTATATTTCACCCTGATCCCACTGGTAGATTTAAAGTAAGCTGGGTACCTCCATCTCATTTACAAAATAAACAGTTTACAAAAAATGGTATTAAGTTTCCAGGTAATGAACATGTTGGAGCATTTGGATGCGATAGTTACGACATTAGCGGTACTGTTGATGGTCGCGGTTCTAAAGGAGCTTTACACGGACTAACGAAATTTTCTATGGAAGAAGCGCCATCAAGCACGTTCTTCCTAGAGTACATAGCAAGACCACAAACCGCAGAGATATTTTTTGAAGACGTATTAATGGCGTTAGTATTTTACGGCATGCCTTTACTTGCAGAGAATAATAAACCAAGGCTACTATATTACTTAAGACGTAGAGGCTACAGAGGGTATAGTATGAATAGACCAGATAGAACTTGGAAAAAAATGTCCACTTCAGAAAAAGAAGTTGGTGGCATACCAAACTCTAGCGAAGACATTAAGCAAGCTCACGCGGCCGCTATAGAGATGTATATTCAAAACCACGTAGGCCATCTTGGTGATGGTCAGTATGGAACCGTATATTTTAATGAGCTACTAAACGATTGGGCTAAGTTTGATATAAACAAAAGAACTAAACATGATGCTTCGATAAGCTCTGGTTTAGCTATCATGGCTTGCAACAGACACCTATATGCACCAAACGCTAAAATAGAAAAAACACCTTTGAATTTGAATATATCTAAATATGATAATAAAGGGTATAACTCCCAAATAATAAACAAGCATGGCTGAGTCAGTATATGTTAATTTTCCATCTCAAACTGTTTCTGATCTTGAAAAGATGAGTTTAGAATATGGTTTGAAAGTAGCTCAAGCTATCGAGCATGAGTGGTTTAAAGGTAACCATTCTAACAGATATCTTGATACCCAAAACTCATTTCATAGATTAAGATTATACGCAAGAGGCGAGCAGTCTATACAAAAATATAAAGACGAATTATCTATTAACGGTGATTTATCTTATCTTAATTTAGACTGGAAGCCAGTGCCTATTATACCTAAATTTGTAGATATAGTTGTTAACGGCATGTCTGAGCGTATGTTTAATATAAAAGCATATTCTCAAGATCAATACGGCGTTAGTAAGCGAACCGAATACATGGAGTCGATACAGCGCGATATGAGGTCAAGACGGTTTAACGATCAAGCACAAGAGATGTTTAACATGGATCTTTACGAAACAGATAAAGATCTACTACCAGATACTGTAGAAGAGCTTGAGCTACACATGCAGCTTAATTATAAGCAGGCGGTAGAGCTAGCAGAAGAGCAAGCTATCAACGTTCTTTTAGAAGGCAGTAACTATGATTTAATTAGAAGAAGAGTTTTATATGATCTTACTGTACTAGGCATAGGATGCGTAAAAACTAATTTTAATTTTAGCGAGGGCGCAAAAGTTGAATATGTTGACCCTGCTGATTTAGTTTATTCTTATACTGAGTCTCCATACTTTGATGATATATACTACATAGGTGAAGTAAAAACAATACCTATTAACGAGTTGGCAAGAGAATTTCCTCATCTTACAGCTAGTGATTTAGAGGAAATAAAAAAATCGTCTTCAAAGAGATACTACGGAACATACGGTAGACACATACAAGAGGCCGATGACAATAAAATAAAAGTATTGTACTTTAATTTTAAGACGTACATGAACAGCGTTTATAAGATTAAAGAGACTGGAACAGGTGGGTACAAAGCTATAGAAAAACCAGACACGTTTAATCCACCAAACAACAAAGAAGGAGGTTATTCTAGAGTACAACGATCTGTAGAGTGCTTATTTGAAGGCGCTATGGTTTTAGGTACTGATAAGTTAATTAAGTGGAATAAAGCCGACAACATGATGCGTAGTAAATCTGACTTTAATAAAGTTAAGATGAATTATTCTCTTGTAGCTCCGCGCATGTACGAAGGTAAAATTGAATCTTTAGTTAGTAGAATTACTGGGTTTGCTGATATGATTCAGCTTACACATTTAAAATTACAGCAAGTCATGTCGCGCATGGTACCAGATGGTGTGTACCTTGATGCAGATGGTCTTGCTGAAGTTGATTTAGGCAACGGCACAAACTACAATCCACAGGAAGCGCTTAATATGTTTTTCCAAACAGGTAGTGTAATTGGTAGAAGCTTTACTGCTGATGGTGATCAAAACCCTGGTAAAATACCTATACAAGAAATATCTAACGGAGCAGGGGCTGGTAATAAGCTGCAAGCATTAATTGGTAATTACAATTATTATTTACAAATGATTCGTGATGTTACCGGATTAAATGAAGCTAGAGATGCTAGTGTTCCCGATCCTAAGTCATTAGTTGGTGTGCAGAAGTTAGCTGCAGCTAATTCTAATGTAGCTACGCGTCACATTCTTAACGCAAGCTCTTTTTTAACGGTCTCTATGGCTGAAGCTTTATCTCTCAGAATATCAGACATACTTGAATATTCACCAACTGCCGATGCATTTGTTCAAGCTATAGGAGCACATAATGTAGCTACGCTAAAAGAGATGTCTGAGTTACATTTGTATGATTTTGGTATATTTATTGAATTAGAACCTGATGCTGAAGAAAAGCAATTATTAGAAAACAATATACAAACAGCGTTAGCTCAACAGTTAATAGATTTAGATGATGCTATTGATATACGAGAAGTTCGTAATGTTAAATTAGCAAATCAACTACTAAAGATCAAACGAAAGAAAAAACAAGAACGAGATCAAAAAATCCAACAAGAAAACGCGAAAGCTCAGGCAGACGCGAATGCACAGGCTCAACAAGCCATTGCTCAAACTGAGATGCAAAAAAATCAGGCAAAAGCTCAAGCGGACTTGCAACTAGAAGCAACGAGAAACGAGGGTAAATTAAAACATCTACAAGAAGAAGTTAGATTAAAGAAAGAGCTTATGGCTTACGAGTTTGAATTAAACCAAAAACTACGTAGCCAAGAACGTTCGCAAACTATGAACGTAGAGAAGATGAAAGAGGACGGTAAAGATAGGAGAGAAAATATGAAGCAAACGAGTAAAAAGTTTGAGTCTTCAGGTAATGATATACTAGGAGGCGGAATGGGTTTAGATAAGTTCAACCCACAAATTGGTAATTAATTATATAATATTTTATGATGGAACAAGAAAATCAAACAGATCTTGAGGATGTAATCCAAGAGGTCGAAAATGAAACACCTCAAGAAGAGGTTGCTGAAGAAAAACCCGAGCTTGATTTAAGCAAATTTGATAGCGCAGATGATCCTGACGTTATTAAAGTAGATTTATCTCAACCGGTAACAGAGGAAACTGCACCTGAAGAAGTGGTTGCAGAACCTGTCGATGAAAACGAAGTCGAAGCGCCAGCGTTAGAAGAGATAACAGATGAAGTAGAAGCGCTTGAAGAAGAAGTTATAGAAGCTCTTGATGAAGCTGAAGAAACTGGTAGCGCTATACCTGAGAGTGTTCAGAAGCTGCTTGACTTTATGGAAGACACTGGTGGAGATATCAATGATTATGTAAGACTAAATAGAGATGTTCAAGACTTAGATGATCAAGATGCTCTACGTGAGTATTATAAAGATACTAAACCTCATTTATCTTCTGAAGAAGTAGACTTTTTGATGGAAGATCAATTTGCCTATGATGAATCAATAGATGATGAGCGTGATATAAAGAGAAGAAAATTAGCCCGAAAAGAGCAAGTTGCTGAGGCTAAAGCCTATTTAGACGGGCAAAAGTCTAAGTATTATGAAGAGATCAAAGCAAGAGACAAAAGGTTAACACCTGAGCAACAAAAAGCTATGGACTTCTTCAACAGGTATAACTCGGAACAAGAGCAAATACAAAAGAATCATAAAGTGTTTTTGAATCAAACTAATCAAGTGTTCAACAAAGATTTCAAAGGTTTTGAATATGAAGTTGGCGAAAAGAAGTTTAGATTAAACATCAACGATGTTGCTCAAGTTAAAGAGACGCAAAGTGACGCAAATAATTTATTTAAAAAGTTTTTAAATGATAAGAATGTCATAAATGACGCTCACGGTTATCACAAAAGCATTTACACTGCAATGAATCCAGATGTAATTGCTCAACACTTTTACGAGCAAGGCAAAGCTGATGCTATAAAAGAGACTGTAGCTAGAGATAGAAACATACAAGTTAATCCTAGACAGACTCAAAGCGAAGTTAATGTTGGCGGAGTAAAATATAGAGTGTTGGGTGATACTACAGATTCGTTTAAAGTTAAAATGCGAAAACGAAAATAATTATTAACCCATTTAAAAATTTAAAAAAATGGCAGTAAACATCACTAATCCAGGTGGAAACTTGAATAGTGTACCTAGCTACGTTCAACAAGCGTTGGCTACAA